ATTCAATTAATTTTTGACAAACATTCTCAGGTATAATATTATCGTATACTTTAACCATATGAAAATTCTTTTCTTGCAATATCATCTAACTTCTGCATTATTTCTTCTGTAAAATATTTCTCTGGATTCTTATATATTTCTTTACCATATACTTTCTTACCATCTATCTCATATCTACCTGCAACATTTTTCCAAAGACCACCAAGTTCTCCTAATTCAAGAAGACCATAGTATTTGTCAAGACCTCTTTCATCATAATAGAGTCTGACTTGTACTTCTTTGTTTTCTTTACTCAAACGTGATTTATGAGTCTTTGCTTTGATAATGTTTCCAATGACTTCCTTACCATCTTTCTCTTTTTTCTTTGTAAGATAAATGATTGTAGAGGCTGCATACTTGAGACCACTGCCTCCTCCCATCTCTTTAGTGGGTACGTAAGATCCGATAACGTCATAAGTGTGATTAGTAACAATGAGTGGAATGTTTGCTTGACCAAGTTTTAATGTGAGCATTCTGAATGCTCCTTTAACAAGTTGAGATTTGGTCATATCTCTTACCTGTTTATCATTAAGTGCATCAGTAATTTCTTTCTCTGTGGAAAGCATACCTAAAGAATCTAATACAAACATACAAGGTTTGCGATTCTCTTCATCCGTCTTTAAATATATATCTACTGCTTTAAGTGCCTTACCACGAAACTCTTCAATTGTAACAACATTTACAACAACTAATCGTGTTAGGTCAACCCCACGAGACTCAAGTAGTCCTTTATTGACTGCTGCCTCAGTATCAAAATAGAGGCAATACCCATCAGGGTTAGTATCCAAAAAGTTTTTGACGACAGCCAAGGAGAAATAAGTCTTTCCAGTAGAGCTTTCACCAGCGATGGCAGTAATCTTATTACTAGAAACGCCACCATAAATGGAACCGCTAACCACTGCATTAAAGATGTGTGATCCTGTGTCGATGAATCTTTCTGTTTCATCTATATCCTGTGCAACTTTTGTGAAATCATCTCCAATCTCTTTTACAATTTCTTTTAAGAAATCCATTCTTTACCCTCTTTACGATGATGTACTTCAACATAGGATTGACACTTTGGACAAGATAGATTAGTTACGAAGTCATATGCATGGTCTTCGCCATAAAACTCTTCCTCTAAATCGTGGTCTCCACCCCAGATGAGTTCAGTACCACAGTGCCAACAATCCATTTTATTTTTATTATACTATCTTTATATTAAATCGTCAATCCCTTGTCTCTCAATATTTTTTTATAAGGACCATCAGGATTTAAATCTCTGACTTGCTTTACTTCTTTCAATAGATGATATAATCGTGCATCTCCTCCAAGAGCGAGAGCATTTACGATTGTATCTAAATCTTTATCATTAATAGGTAATTCCATTAGGAAAAAAATAGTTCTAAGTTTACAGTTTTTTCAACATTCCACCCGATTGCATCTAGAATTGCTTTGAGTGGTTCTACAAAACTTTTATCGAATTGTAAATCGTAATCAACATACTTCTCAATTCCAAGTTCTCTAGGAAAATCTTGAATGAATGATATTACATTTTCTTGAATTATGTTTGGTTTTTTCAAATAGAGAAACTTAACCTTCTCTCCATTACCGATAAGTGAATATTTATTGTCTAATTTGTTCTTCTTAACATAGTGATTAAACAATAAAGCACCCCGTATATGTATAGGAGTTCCCTTTTCATAAATCGTGGAGTATGCCTTATACTTCTGAACATTTGATGCAGTGCGAGGAAAAGCAATCTCTTCTGGTGGCAATTTTTTGAATTGTTTTCTAGACTCCTCAATAAAATCTATCACATCATCCTCTGTTCCATTCATCATTAACTTAAGTGCACTTTTAATTAATGCACGACAAGGTGCGGGAGTTGAAGATTTAACTGCTTCAATACCCATCATCTTTAGATTAGGTTTTTCATAACGAACACCTTCACTATCCCACACGTTTAAAATATATCTTTTCTTTGCTGTCCAGATGCCACGGTCTGCAATATTCTCACGTTTCATAAACATCTTTTGGTCGTAAGCATTTACGTAGTTCGCCAACGTTTCATAAGAACTCGTAATATACTTTTCAAATTCCATCTCACAGATCTTATTAAGGAACGACACAATGCTTTCATTAGTCGTCTCTCGCCCTTTGTATACAGTTTCAACCAAAGGACCCAAATTGAGGTAGATAGAATCAGTATCACTGGCAATAACATAATCAACATCCTCCGTTTTTAAAATTTTGTTTAGATACTTGTTCATACGGTTTTCTATCCAACGGATAGAAACCTGACCAGATAGTGTAATAGCTTCTGCGTTGGCAAGTTTATAATAGCGAAAATATTGATTACCGATAGCACCATAAGCAGAATTAAGGGAAATCTTTTTTGCCATCTGAATATTATTACATCTTGCGATTTCCTTTTCAAGGTCTTTAGTTGGAGTTTTTTCATACTTCTTCTTTGCGGTAATCATTCTCTTTTTGAAGATGACTCTTTCATTGTACATCTTCTCCATCAGTTCTGGTAAGAACCCACGAACATCCTTACGATACATTGCACCGTTTGCACAAACAGCATTATCCTTGTGCGTCTCAAATGTTATCTCTTCAGCAAGTATTTTATCAACAGTAACTGATGGGTGCCTTGTGTCGAGTAAGGTCTCTGGGGAGATATTATATTGCATAATAAGATGAGGGTATAGAGAGTTGAGATCAAAAGAAACCACCCAATCATACTTTCCAGGTATCGGTTCTTTGACGTATGCACCTGCGTATTTGTCTGATTTATCTGAGCGATTTTTCGGAGGAATGACAATGTTTCTTCTCTTAAGGTAATTGTAAATAATCGTGTCCCACATTCTTACTTGATAGAACACATCTTCATAGTTGACCTTTGCATCATATGCCATAGTTAAGGCAAGTTCAATCAACTTCATCTTGTCTTCCAAACGGTCAACAAGTTCCACGTCAATTATATTATACTCTACAAACTTTTGCCAACCTTTTGTGTAGAAGTCCTTGAATGTGTCAAACTCTGAGTGGTCGAGTTTCTTTTGCCCAAGTTCAACAGATGCAATATAATCCAAACGATATGACTCTTGTGCTTTGTAAGTAAACTTCTTATACAAATCAAGATAATCTAACTGAGATACACCACCAATATCATAAGAAATTTGTTTACGACCCATTATATGTGTTTCTTCTTCAGTTACAAGTCCCCAAGGTGACATTCTCTTTTTAAGTTTTTCACCAAGCACACGGTCAATACGACGACAAAGATATGGAATATCATAAAACTTACTATTCCAACCCGTAATAACTTCTGGAGTATTTTCTTCTATCATCCACCAATTAATAAAATCACTCAAGAGTTGATATTCAGTATCAAATCCTTTGTATATAAGATTCTTTTGATTGTGATTAAATGAACCAAGACCCCAAGTACGAATCTGTTTTGTTGTATAATCCTGTAGAGTAATTAGTAATACTTCTTCAGCAGCAGATTCTACATCAGGGAAACCATTCTCTGATGCAACCTCAATATCAATAGTGGTTAATTTAATTTTTTCAACATCAAATTTTAATTCTTGCTCTGGATACTTTGATGAAATATATTGGTAGATAAATCTTTCATTACCATAAACATTAAAATTTTCAACCTCATTATATTTCTTGATAAACTCACGACAATCTCTTACTGTGCCAGGTTCGATTGGTTCAACAGGCAAACCATCAAGTGTTCTATATTTTGTTTTTCTCTTTGAATCTACAAATAATGTAGGGTAAAACTTTTCACGAGTAGCAAAGTGTTTCCCATCTTCATATCCACGAACCAAGAAATTATCTCCGACCATTTGGACGTTAGTATAAAATCTCATTACGCAGTTAATTCAGTGTACTTATCTAGTATTGTAACATTAGGGTCTGCAATCGTCAATATATCTTCTGACCTTATCATAAATTCTGTTTGATTTGTAATATCAGACTTCCAAGGTTTCATATCATCTATACCGTTATAGACATATGGATTAAGGAGTTTACAATTTGGATCTCCTATTTCAGCATCAACTTCTATCACTTCTGCAATAAGTGTACAGTGAGCATTTAACATTACGCATTTAATCATTTAATTCCTCCGTCAACTTGAATGATTCACATTTGTCCTCATACATTTGAGTTAGTGAATCTAATGGGTCTACTATAGTTAGAACACTATCAACTGGTATAATCATTTTTTTATCTTTCGATAAAACAATCCAAGGAATCATAATTACATCAATACCAAAATCACCTGTTTTCTTTTCCTCTTCAGTTAAAAAAGTTTTATCTCTTGTTTCAACTATATGAGGATTTTCAAGCATATATGCATGTGCTTGGTCTTGACCTTCAGCAACTAACTCCTTCATCTCTGATATTAGTTGCTCACCTGTTTTAAGTAAACTAAGTTTAATTGACATTTTTTATCTTTAATAATTTGGTAGGTTCCTATAGCCGCTTATGCTGAACCTACCAAAAGGGCATAACCGCAGCTGAGAGTATTAAGTCGTGAATACTAATAGAGTATTCCTTCATGAATACTGACATCAACATAATCATTATAACACAACTTTTCCAATTGTCCAACTTTTGTATCCAAAAGCATCTATTGTATCATGAGTATCTTGCTCACTTTCCTCTGGAATTACTAAACAATAACCAATACCAAGATTAAATACTCTTTTCATTTCCTCTGGTGGTATCTCACCTGCTAACATAATATCATGAAAAATAGGAGGAAGATTCCAAGAATCATAATTAACATCTGCTTTCAATCCTTTAGGTAAACATCTTGGTAAATTTTCTTGAATACCACCACCAGTAATATGTGCCATACCCAAAATAGGAACTTCATTTAATAATCCTTCTACTAAGGAAGCATAGATGTGAGTGGGAGTTAAAAATTGTTTAGTAACTTTTAATTTCTTCTGCCTTGCTAAATGATTTACCAAACTATAACCATTACTATGAATACCACTACTTTCAATTCCAATTATTAAGTCTCCCTCTTGAATAACTGAACCATCTATAATATCAAATTTTTCAATAATACCTGTAGCAAATCCTGCAAGGTCAATATCAAAACTCATTGGATGTTCGGCAGTTTCACCACCAATAAGTTCAAGACCTGCCAATTCACACCCTTTAATGATACCTACCATAATATCATCTAACTTAGGGGTAATCTTATTCAGTGAAATATAGTCCAAAAAGTATAATGGTTTAGCACCGCATGTGATAATATCATTAACACACATTGCAACCAAATCTATACCTATAGTTTTGTAATTATCTAATCTATTACAGATACAAATTTTTGTTCCAACTCCATCAGATCCAGAAACTAAAATAGGTTCCTCATATCCACGAGGAACCTTATACATACCACCAAATCCACCGATAGTTGGTACTCTTTCTTTTAGTCTTGCAACAAAATTGTTACCTGCTTCAATGTCAACTCCAGATGTTTTATAATCCATATGTATAATATTAGGGTGGGTATTAAGTGATGAAAACTAATAAAAGATTTCCTAATTGAATACCAACTGACCCTTTATATATTATATCACATATAGTCTTTTCTGGCATGATGATCTGGAACTACTTTGCC